CCAGTCTGAGCCGGCGCCTGGCTCGATACCGCGCCCTGTGGGCCATTCTGAATCCCACCGCTCTGTCCGCCGATATTCTGCGCGCCACCAGACTGACTACCGGCAAGCTGGCTCGCATAGCCCATCATCTGCTGCTGCTGCGCAAGTGCGAGACGGAGCTTATCGATATCCAAACCGCCCGCGGTGATCTGCTGCTGCGCCTGCTGGACCTGTAGAGGCGCCATCTGACCTCGAATGTACGAGGCTAGAATATCGGGACTCTGGATCTGCTGCGCGGCTGGGTAGAAGTCAGCCATTACGGACCTCCGAGATTAAGCGGCGCTACAGGTTGATTAGCGAACTGATCCATAGCTTGATTTGATTGATAGTTCGCCATCGCTGAATTACCAGCGTTCCATTGCGGTTGCGCATTCTGGTAAGAGTTATACATTCCATAGGCGCCTGTAATACCGCTTAGACCAGAATTGATCGCGTTAGCCGTCCCCGCGTAGCCGCTCGCTTGAGCGTTACCACTATAGATCTGATTGGCGCCGATCTGGTTAGCGGTGTTCGCGCCGATTGCCCCTGTGTTCGCCACAGATGTCTGTCCGAGTCCTGCAAGGCTCTGTAGGCCGTTAACGTACTGAGTGGCGTAGTTACTCGCGACCCCCTGTCCATACTGCTCTAAGGCTTTACCGGCTGCACCAGACTGTAAGAGACCCGATGCCGCAAGGTTACGCTGTACCGCCTCATTGCCTTGCTGTAATTGGAACTGATAGCCAGGTAGCTTCGAGAGAATGGCATTGTAATCTGGAGTCTGCGAGGTGGCTGACGTCTGCGTCTGCCTGGGAATTACTCCACCTCGCCTGCCTCCGGATTGGATCGGCTCTCCCTCCGAATAGGCATTTCCACCGCCTGGGATTATCTGCCCGATGACGCCATTGGGACCGATAGTGTTACCACTACTAGGATCATAGCCGTCCTGTCCGGTCGGAGTGTTGATACCTCCTAACCCATACCACTGCGATAGTGCATTAACCGCCTGACCACCGGCAGCACGCCATGGCGCCTGATCCTGGCGCGTGGTGTTATACATCTGTAGTTGAGTATTACTAGCCGTATTAGCGGCATGCTCCTGAGCACTTGCCGCTTTATTGGATGCCATTGTAGTCGCGACACCGCCTACCACCGCAGCTCCAGCAATCGCCGCCGCTATAGCTGACATAGCAATTCACTCCGATGCGTAAGGCGAGCAGAGACTGGATCGCTCTGAATCCGCGCGGCCACACGCTTACCTAGCGCTAACACGGTATCTAAGGGCTCGAATAGCATCGGCTCGAGCACTTCGATGTTCCTCTCACCGAAATCAGGATGAATCGTACGCGCCTCGATATCCGTTAGAGCTAATGCGGCTACCTGATAACCGGGTGAGCTCACCATGGAGAACGGCGCATTGATCAATCGTCGACAGCGCTCTGTCACGTGAATCACCGCTCCACGATCGAGCTGTATCAGGTGACTCAATTTGTGAGGGCGCCCGATGAATAGCGTACCTTTAGGTATACAGATACGACGGATGTACTTACCGTCTACGAACTCATGCTCGAGAGGACACTCAATCTGCTTCAGATCGTGAAACCGATAGATCAGATACGCTAGCTTTTCGGCGAATGCGATAGGCTCTCCTACCTCGAGACTATCTAGCGCATCGATCGGATACCAAGGCGTGTTCATGGAATATGGAGGTCGATGGTGAGGTGAACGCGATCGGACGCGGAGTCATTAACGATAGAGTGTGGTAGCCGAATATTGGCCCACCACAATTCTCCCGGTTGCATGGCGATAGACTCATCGCCACAGAAGAACTGCACACCGGGCTCTGAAATGATCGGGATATGAAAGCGGGTATAATACTGACAATATTCACCCTCAGTATCCGCATGTCTCGGAATACTTCGACGCGGCGGTAGTCGAGTTAGCATCACTCGACCTACCTGATCAGCCTTATAGGCTGCGCATAGTTGCACCGCGTGAGACTTTAACTCGGTAACGATATCGGCTGGCGGTTCCCATAGACACTGTAGGTCATCGCGAGAAAGAGTGCGTGTATAACGCGCCATAATCTCTTCGACCTCAAGATCTGGAAACTTCTCTTTCCACAGCTTACCGATTCGAGCCTGCCCCCAGAGCTGCGGGTTAGACGCAACCTGGAGCGCCAGGGATGTAATATTGATTCCCTGCGCTAGCTTCAGAAAGTTCTTCATAGTTCTTGGAGAGCCGCCTGTACAGCTTGATAGCGCGCGTAATATTCCTCAACGTCAGCTATGAGCTGTGCCTTCTCAGCAGCTATCGTGAGATCACCAGAAACCAACGCTACGGTATTTATCGTGCGTCGCTTAGTCACCTGTGGGAATCCTTCGATGGAACCTTCGAGCACGATCCATTTAGCGTCATCATGGTCGTTGCCGATCAGTACACGTTTTATAGTCACGTTCATTTGAAACCACCACCTCCGCCCCCGCCCCCGCCGCCAGTGCCCGATGAGCCGCTTGAGGTGCGCGTCGCGGTTCCTCCTGAGGTATAGGCCGCGTAAGCCGATCCATCGACGGCAATTGAGAAATGCGTTCCGTCAGTTACGGTGATCGTGTACGTATTGCCGTTTAGATGTGTACCGAAATCCCCGGGTAGACTCGCCATCGTTACCTGGTTTCCCGTAGACCATCCATGGGATGCGGAAGTGGTGAACACAATCGGATTGGCACTCGTGGCGCCGGAAATGTTCGCAGTTGTCTGAGATAACGGCGTCGTGATAGATCCCACAAAATAACGACCATTCCCCGCCGTAACTGTTTGCGGATTAGTGGTCGCGATATAGGTGACGGCTCCGCCGACATAGGTCGGATCATCGGCGTATACGTAATACAGCGTGTTAGTCGAGAGACCGGTAATAGAGCCCGATCCATAGGATGTCTGTCCGAACCCGTACTGATTCGTGTGTGATGCGATCGCGATCGTGGCAGTCGTGGCCCCTGCTGTTGCGCTTAGCGGAACGATGTTTTGAATGGATAGCTTGTTGCCCGCAGATACCTGCGGAAGGAAAGTCTGATCCTGAGCGGTACCCGTATTGGTGATCTTATTCACCAGAACTGGCACTCCGACTGCACGACCTACCGGTATCGCGGCATTCCCTAGCGTTACGCCTCCCGTTGATGGATTAGCTACTAGTCCACTGCTGAAGTCGTTCTGCGGATAACGCACATCCATCCGGGAGAATACATCCCGAAACATCAGGCCCATCGCCTGATTTAGCGCTGCCCCATCTACCGGTCCGTCCGGAAACTGAACCGGCCTGACCTTCATGATGTTGGTCATTTAGCCAGTACCTCTCCATCCCAGAAGGCATTTACCCATTGAACCTGCTGGGTCATATTAGTCGCGACCCGCATTACAATGTCACGCCCTGCTCCCATGCGGCGCCAGCGCGCTCTAGCTTTACGCTGCCCGATATTTCCAAGTTGCTGGAAGCGCTCATTGCCCCAGGTGCGACCCGCGTCCTTGGAAATCTGCGCCCACATTTGCGGCGCACCCCCGGCACCATCGCCATCGCCGGTTAGGGCCAACACTTCAAGTAGGTCGATACGTATTTTCTTGTGCTCGATGTCATCACCTGAGCTATCGGGGAAATCCCATGCGCGCTCCCGATAGATCGGAGTACCATCATCCGTGAGAAGATCCAGATCCATGCGATAGATCTTACCGTTCTGGTAATCCCCTACCAGATGATCGCCGTTGAAGAACGCGTAGCAATTCGCTCTATCGCGATTGAGTAGCCCAAATGAATCCATATAGGCTCTCTGATGCCACAACTTCGTGGCCACGTCATACACCCAAGTGGTGTTACCTGTCGGAAACACTAATACATAAAACGAATGCCCTTCCTCTTGGTACGCAAAGCCAATTGCGTCACTGATATCGCTATAGGTTTGCCACTCGGTCTCCATCGCATGAGTGGATATCCTAATAGGCGTATAGGCATTGGAACGATAGGCGATTCCCCGTCCATTGCGGTCTCGACCCAACCAGAAAATAGAGTTGTCGAGTTTTGTCGGACTCCACTTCGCCGCACAGCCCTGCTCGATGAATCCACCTGGCGTACGCTCTAGTGGAAATAATGCCGCTCCAGTATCGGCCCAGGGTTCGATTGAGTCAGTGCCGAAAAGCCATACTTCCCGATGTAATACCAGCGCTGATACGCAGTCATCGGGCCAGCCTTCTGCGGTCGCTACGTCTAACGGATTAATGGTGCTCAAATCACCCAACGCTGTGATCCCGAATTCCCCGCCCACGTTTTGGGTGAACACGGCATAGTTATCGATAGCCGTGAGAACAGCACCGAGCGGACCGTTGGTTACCGGAGCGATTGCGCTTCCATTCAACGCGACCCAATGCATCCCATCCTGATGCGCAATGGCTAGTTGAGTGCCATTGTCCACCATGGACACACGACCGGAGATATTGGGCAGTGTGCCAAGGTTAGTCGCGATATAATTACCGTCCAGGCGATAGACTGTTGAGCCGATTACCGCAAACAAACGATAGTTGCCTGGAGATGAGCCGGCGGTGACCCATAATCCCCTCACCTCACCGGCGCCCTGAAAGACACTCTGACGGCCCGGTGTCCCGTAGAATCCGCCGATCTCGCTTCCCGATGCCTCTACGAGCTCCGGATAGATGTTGATGGCAGTTTGAGAGGCGAGAATCGGTGATCGTGAGGTATAGGCAGCGCCCAGAAATCCTGTCTTCAAGCCACCCTCGTCTGAAGCTTGGAACCGCGCGTTACACGGCGCCGCTCCTGCTCATTGGCTGATTCCACGAGCTCGATGTACTTCTTTTCCCAGATAGTGGTTCGTGAATCTCCAATGAACGGGCCGCTTTCAGCCAAAGCGGCATAGAGAAAGACATCCGCGTGACGGGTGAATAGTACGTTCAATCCCGTTGATATATCAGCGAAGCGTTTGTAATACCGTCCCGTGATAGCCGTACTATCGGCCTGCGAGGGAAAGAAGAGTAGATTGTCTCCCTGAAACGTATAAAGCACCGGGTTACTAACGGTGACGGACGTGTCCTGAAGCTGAATCGCGTTATTGACGGCTTCCCATGGCGCGTAGGTGGCGGACGCCTTAAGCGCCACATAGGGCGCCCCACGAAGCTCCAGGAAATCAGCCGGTAGCGCAGCAAGGTTACTCGTCGTGGTGAGACTCAACGCCACATCCTGCGTGCTAGAGCGTAGGTCTCGATAGAGCCGTTGCTCGCCTATTCCTATGACTAGGTCTAGTACCGCTACTGAGATATCGGACTGACTGATGTCATCGCCATCGAACATCTGCTGAAACTTAGTGCGGAAGTCCGCGTAGCTACTAAAGTTCACCGACGCGCTCCTCTGCCCGTTGAACCATCTCGGAAGGCTTCTCGCCGGCGCACTGTAAAGCTCTTACTAGCGTCCGATGCCAACGCCAGGAGCCGGAGTCATCCGCGTAGTATTTGATCCCTGGAACCCCTAGGGTGAAATGATCCAGGGCCGCGCTAACCGGCTGGTCCTCACCTACTAGGTGATTCCAGTCAGAGGGCAATGCGCCGATATCGTTATCCTGTAGCCACTCGAACCGATGGAGGAACGACGGTGGCGCATCCCGGACGTATTCAGGCATTAGACTACGATTACTGAAATGGGCGCAGTTCCAGAGCACGACGCTCGACCAGTTCTTACGGGGATAGTCGACGTTGCGGCTCTCGAGCTTCGATCCCAGGTACTTCTTCGGATGTTTAGTCTGATAGTCGTGCTTGACCACGCAAACAGCTTTATTGAAGAAGTGCGTACGCCACTGCCACAAGTGCTCGATATCGACGTTAACCGTCATATCGCCATCGAGAAAGAGCGCCCAGCCAGTGAAGTCGCATAGATAGGGAATCAGGTAACGGGAGAACGTGAAGGCATTCGAGCCGTCTCGTTGGCCGTTGAATCCTCTAAGCGATAGGCTATGGAGTGGCTGGAAAGACACCGGAATCGTCGCGTTCTCGATAATCGATTGACAGCAGACGTGATAGGCAGCCGCCTCCCTCGGATCAAACCCGATGAAGATTCGCAACGTATCCATGGATTAAACGATCGAGTTGCCAGAAGCGTCTTCGAGACGAGGCTTGGCGATGGCTATGACCATGAAGGAATGCTCACTCGTCGCCTGGACGGTCTGTAGATCCCAGCGTTCCCAGAACTTCGGTAGCCACCAGCTCATGGACTCTTGGATCAGATGCGCATTACGACCGTCTGATAATGTCTTCAGAGCAGGACCGGTATCGACCGTGGCAAATAAAATAACTTCAGTGAGCCGCGCTATGTCGTTGAGAACAGACTCCAAGTGATCGGGCTCGATATGCTCGAGAACGTCGATACAGGCGACCATCTGCGCCGGTAGTGGCGCTTTGGAGAAGCGTGGAACTCCAGGGTCATATGCCTGATAGGTAA